TAGGCTCAGTAAATGCAGGCTGAATACTGCCATCATCCAAGCGACCTTGCTCAAGACACAAGAACACTTCACGGGCACTGTTAATTACGTAGAAATTTGTCTGAAACGGATTATTGTTATCGTATGCTTCATACACTTCTCCACTTTCCCAATTAACAACAGGAATTACATACGATGCATTACTCATAATTTTGACTGACTGCAACGTGTGTCTAAACTTTTCCTGATTGAATTGCGAGCCCACAGTCGTCTCAGTAATTCCATCAGCAGGACCGACGGGATCTGATCTAGCAATTCCTATATGATAAGGTGGAGACGAACTATCAACATCTGCTTTAAACAGAGTCAATAAGTGTTCTCTCATACTGTTAGTTGCGGATGCTGGCATAAGTAATTCTCTTTAACGATGTTCTATTTATAACGTATCTGTGATAACTGCACGTGCACGTGATGCTTGATTATCATAACGAACAATGTTATTTCTCAAAGGGCTAATCACAGATGGATTCGCAGGTGTTGCCACAACTCTAATGTATGCGCCATTTAAAATAGTGCCAGTAAAGTTAAGCAATGTAATTGTTCCGTTTATAGCATCGTACGTACCGATGTTGTCAATCAAAGGATTTCCTGTGGCAATTTCGATAATTTCCATAATATTAGAATCGAGACGATTTCTTAAGACACAAACTTTGCTTCTAAAATTAAATGGATCTGACTGTATGATATAAGTTGCATCATCTGGAACAGAAATTGCAGAAGAGTAAAAAATTGTTTGTGATGGAGAACCGTTTGGTACGAATCTAGCTTGCATCTTAATATCAGCCCTACTCGACAAAATCGAATCGTCTGAAGCGTCGATATCTGTTAGCATATTAGAACGACGGAAAGACTGATTAAATCCACCTGTGCTTGTGTCGAAATAATTCTGCATCGCCGCCAACACTTGATTTTCAACTGTTGTTTGATCTAGTGATGTTAATTGTGGATTAAATTGAAATACTGTGGCAACTTCAAGGAATGTTTCGACAGGATCTGTGAATTTAACATCAAACGAGGCAATCGACAAATCGTCAGCAAGTGCAGTGATGTCACTTTTCGTGTTCTCAATCACCACGTCATCCTCTGTGTTGAACACGATTGACAGATACACTGAACCATAATCAGCAGGTATATTATCTTCACCACCCCACGCTTTAATGTCACCTACCACATTAGAAAAGTTTCGTCTAATGAGTGCGGCATAGTCTTGTGATGTCACCATTCTATTCTGGGCTGCCCATTGAAAAGGAGCATTCTTTCGAATAGACTCAATTTCTTCCTTAAACGAACCAGCTGAAGATACAGAAACCGTAGTGACGTTTACTGTTTTTCCGTCAATGGTTGTTGTGGGAACAAACGTTTTACCACCATTCGCTTCTGGTCCAGCAACAGCAGAGTAAATGACTTCGATCTTGTCACCTGCTTGAGGGAATCGACCAAGACGAACGCCATTACCAAATGTCAATTCATAGTAGCCGTTGGGCGATTCTTTCATGACGTAGATTCGTGACGTTTCATCAATTGTGGTTGTGTCAAAAATATTAATGTATTGATCGTATCGATTAGATGTGACACTATCGTACACACGTACGATTACAGTGTCAAGATCAAGGTTCTTAACAGGAATTACATAGGTGTCGTTCTCACTTGACGGGCCCGCAATAAACGTCTTACGTTTTGTCACGCCTTCATAGATAGGAATATTTCGATTACCATTTAACGTAAACTGATAAACGCCTGTGCCATCAGCGAGTGCAATGAGTGCATCTCGTGTTTGAAAAGTATAACTTTTGCTATTAATTGTCGTAGTGAATTTTGTACCAGAAGGAATGGTCATTGAAGATGGATTATCGTTATTCGTGATGCTTAGATTTACCACTGCAAACGAAGCTTTTCTTGAGCCGACGTTATAACCCAAGCCTCCAGCAAGACCAACGAGCGACGATCTCAATTGAGCAGAACTCAGAAACGATTCGTTCAGAGCAAAGTTTGCCATCAGTGCATTGTAGTGCGTATTATAGGCGAGTACATCCAATAGATTTGACAAGCCAGATGCTTCGAAGTTGTAGTCCGCAAACTCCGGTTTCTGTGCCAAGAACAGTTTCAAGTTGTTCTTGATCGTGTTAAAATCTAGTTCTGTTGACTTAATGGTAGTCGCCATTTTTTACTCCGATTAATCGATAACTTGTTCTGGTAGCAAGAAGTCTACACCGTTCTGTAGTGAAATCTGATCTTCATCAGGCACAGTAAGAATACCTTCTAGAAGATCAGAGTCAATCAACAACACGCCTTCAATAAAGCCGTTAAACAGTGCAAAGATCATGTCCGAATCTGGATCTGTCAGCAATGCATCAGGAGGCGGTATTACCAAATCACGCTTAACTAGATCGCCACGATAAGTTGCTAGACGATCACCATTTTCCCCTCTAATAATATCATTGTAAATAATGAACGGCTCAGTCGTAATCGGCAGTGAAGGAATTTCAGTCGGCGTCGAAGGATTGAGAGAAACTTTTAATGTTTCAACTAATCCAGTGGCGACTACTCTAAACTCAACTACTACTGATACGTTATTGTAATCTGGTGTTGCTACAACTTTAACATTTAATACTTTAGCTCTAGGCTCATAACGTTGAATCGCGCTCTTGATTTTACCGATGATTTCTTCACCAGTATCTTCATCCATCAATTCAAATAAAAGACCGCCAAGATCAGCACCGTAATTAGGACGATACGGCTTTTCGAATCTGTTCGTCATCAACAAATTCTTGACAGCTTGCTTTACAGAAGCCGCGTCAGTCTTTTTAAAAACATCTCCATCAGAAGTTGGCGTTCTGGCATTTAGAGACAAGTCAAGGTCCGAGTAGTCACGATTTTTAACAACGCGAATACTCGTGTCTAGATTGCCATCTTCTGTAGAAAACTTTTTAGCCATTGTGAACCTAAAAACCTTTTTCGTTTATTTATATTATTCTTCAGGAAGAATTTCAAGCAGTTCGTTTTTAGTCTGAAGTTCACCGTTATATGTTGTCTCAACGTTATAAGAATAAGAGACATCGTAGCTGGATGGAACCTCGGGCATTTCCAACACAATCTGACAAGTCAAGTCACCGTTTGGATCAAATGTATCATAGTCAAGGGTCAGTTTGTCGTAGTCAATGTAGTCTTTCCAGAACACGGCTAGATCAAACGTCTTGCGTGGATCAGTCTTGCCGTTCTTATCAATCAACTGATATACGATTGCACGTCCTGTTCTTCTTAGATCATTTACGCTACCACCACTGGGTCGTTCACCAACATATAACGGAATACGTGCGACCCATCCATCAGGTCCTTTACCAAAAGAACCACCATCGTTTTCACGTGCGAGTTTCTTTGCTTGATCTTTTGAGCCTGCTGGTATTTCTTGTATCTCAAATTTTGGATTTGGCTCGTAGATGCCTTCAGACACAATTAGTCGATGCTGTCCGAATGTTATGTTACCAATTACAGTCTTCATTGCGTTTGCGTGTAGCACAAGATTACGTGCAATCTGCTTTAGATCAGGCGCACCAAAAAATCCTTGTGCATACAACTTCTCAAACTGTGTACGAGAACCACGTGCGCCCAAAAACTTAGCACATGTGATGCCCGGACCTAGTTTAGTCGCTGAAGTGATGGTAGACTCAAACTCTGGATTATATTGTGGATCAACTAATATCTTCATTACTTATTCACTCTGAATCGCTTGCTTCTGTTTTCTGCAGGATTATTACCAATTAAGTTGGTACCAAATCGAATCGTTCCCTGCTTTGATGCAGATCGACCGATGTTCTTGGGTATGTTCTTTTTAAAGTCTTTGTTGAGTTTACCCTGTGACACGAGATAACTTGTAAACCCACCGTTGTTGAAGTGTTGAGGATCACGCAATTTCGAACGAACTTCATGTATCGTGGGATCGAAATTAAAGAGTTCTTTATAATCATCAGACTTAAGTATCTTATCCTTTAATTTAGGATCAACTGCTACGTTGCGCACACCGTAGTTGCTCGATGACAACTGCAACTCTACAATCGCTGGATTAGGAATTGGTGCAGTTGGCGGTAATGGAATAAACGGCATGATAGGAGGCTTAGGTGGCACAGGAATAGGCGGCAGTGCGTCACCCAATGCAATTGCTTTAAGTGCTGTAGCCGCCTTTCCTGCACTTACAGAAAATCCTGCTCCCGAAGCAAACATTGCATAGTCTGCATGAAATGCTTCTACCGCTCGACCAACGAGTGAACCGTAGAACGTAGCAAGTTGTGTAATACCTGCAGGAAAACCACCGTATGTCTTGCCATAGTGATCGAGCAAAGGTCCACCAATTGTTCCTTTGTGACCAATCATACTCACATGACGTGCAGTGATGTTTGCAGTAGACGATGCGGCTACCCATTCATTCACAGCAGTAGTGATCAAATTCTGTCCTGCCAGAATTTCAGTAGTGCCTTGAGTAAACTGGTTCAGATCGCCCGCAGTAATTAGATTCTGATCGCCAAGAACAGTAGATGTCGCCATCTCAACAACTTGCTCGCTCCGTGAACCACGAATCGTATAGTTCTGATCGCGATTAACTACTTTGGTGTGACGCCCTTTGATTTCTTCTTTTTTGTCGCCGGCAACATTAAGGTTATAGTTACCGCCAACATCCACATTAAAATCACCGTCGATACGTAGATTAACATTACCTTTGTAAACAAGTGTTCCCTCTCCTTCGACGATAGTAGTAGCGTCTCCCTGCGTCACTTCTACTCGTTGTGACTTAGATGATATGACAACAGAACCATCTGCTCGCATTTCAATACCAGCACCTGTACGATGCTTGAACAGTACGCGCTCACCACCCGGCGTATCGTCAATCTCAATGACATGACCAGAAGGCGTTTCTTGCACTTGATTGTAAGGATATTGTGATGGCTTTTGATCAGGCACATCTAGTGGAACACCAAAGTCTCCACCACCCAAGTCAAGATTATTGATCTTTTCGCCCGTTGCGGCTTTATTTACGCTCGTGCCAAAAAAGTAGTCGCGATTAGGATATTCACCAGATGCGTCTGCAAAGCCTTCATTAGGAACGCCAACAGTTTCTTCTTGACCCTCGCCAAGCTTGTTAATTCTACCTTGAAGATCGTCTAACTTATTCGTCATTGCTTAATATCTCGTCAACTGTCAGTGGTGCTTGATTCAATATGTCGGTAAATTTTGAAGTCTTTCCAAAAACGTTTTCAACGTAGTTGATGACTTCAAAGCCAGGATCAACTTCTTCTTCATCGATCTCGTTGTGACCAATGATTTGACCACCAGGAAATACTGCATAAAATGCTCGACAAAAGTGATCGAATGTGTTAAGCTGGCTACGGGTCAATGACTGCGAAGACAAAAAGTTTTCGGGATTAGGTGTGCCAGACGGAACGTTAATTCCACCAACGAATACAATACCTATACTTCTTTCGTCATGATTGTTAATGGGTGCGTGTTGACCCTTTGTGTTGACAGGTCTTGCTCTTTGCAATGAACCGTCTCGACGAATGACATAGTGATAGCCTATTCCATCAAGTCCTAACTCCAGATGATATTTATTGATTTCTTCAGATCCTATGTTTTTATCGGTGTGAGTTTCTGTCCAATGTATAACTGCTTCTGTTACATCTCGTTTAATGTTGCGCAGTTCAGCCTGTAACTCTTCGATAGAAGAAACATAAGGGAATCTAGGATTTCCATCTCCCTTTTTCCACTCTGCCTCATATTCACCAATAACGTAAGGTTCATTAAACACAGCATCTTCGGGCGACACTCTGGTTGCGTTTTCAATCGTTGTATCGATAGTTTTTATAAACTGACGTATCGTGTCAATTGGCTTACCTGTCTTGTCAAAAAGCAATCGCACCGCTTTAGAAATTTCATCAGCACTGCCTTGTGACCAGTTAATAACGTTATTGACATCTTCGCTTGTTAACTTGGGTGCAAAATCTTTTATCTGTTCTTTTACGTCAGTAAGAATTTCTGTACTGATACCTTGAACGACACCTGTTTCAGAGCCTTTTGCGACACGTGTTTTTACTAGTGAGCGATACTCTTCACCTTTCTTGTTATAACTTGCACGTGATCCCGCGGCACCTGTCACAGAACTAAGCACTGCATCGCCGTCTTTTCCACCAGACAAATTCTCAAAGTCTGATTTGGCGCCTTCTAGATTCTGTTTGATGTTCTTCGAATCTTTCAGCGTATTTTCTAAATCAGCCAAAGGATTTGTCTTATTCTTCAAAATGCCTGTATTGAATTCTGCACTGTCAGTATTTCCTGCAGTGATTCTACTAGAAACTACGTCGGCAACACTGCTAATGGTAATCTCACCATTAGAGTCAACGTCTGTAATTGATTTAATGGCTGTGTTTAGATTGCTTGCTTTAGCCAGTGCGCTACCAACTTTTGATTCTATTTCATTGGTAACACTTGTTATTGCAGTATCGGTAAGAGACTTAATTGCAGACGCTCCGTCAAATGCGCCCATCTTACCCGACAGCACATCTTTACCCGCATCGAGAATGCCTTGAGGACTACCCTCTACAATCGCTTTTTGTAGATTGCCCGTGTCAACGCCTAAACCTGTGATCAACTGTAGCACTGCGGCTACTGTGCCTGAAATACCACCTTCTGCATCGAGCGATGCTTCGATAGGAAACACAATTCCATTTGAGTCTGGCTCGCTGAACACAACCTCAACAGTTGACGCAAACTTGGACGTAAACTTTGAAATCTGATCTTGAACGAAGTCTGTTGCCATACCTTCAAGACTTTCGATACCATCATCTACAAGACCTTCAACGGTAGCCTCAGGATTATTCAGTTTATCTTGAAACTTATCGAACTTTGAAGAAAGGCTTTTTACACCGCCCTCAACTTGACCAGCAATACTACCCGCTGTCGTTTCTAGCGAATTCTTTAGATCACCAGCGGCTTTTGTTGCAGTAGCTTCAAGTTGTGACGTGTCAATCGAAGAAGCCTGAGTGCTTACTTCTTCAGCCAATTTTTCTTTGGCTGTCTTGGCTGCCTTATTTACAAGAGTCTGTCCTGCTTCGATTTTAGATACCATTATGAAGTGACCTCATCGTATGCTCTTTGTGCAAGTCTATCGGACTGATTAGTTCCTTTGATGTAATCGCGATTGATGATAGCACTCGCGTCTTTAATGTTTGTGGTTACTATCAATTTACTATTTACCAAGTTGAATCTTGTTCTCAATTCGTAAAGAACAAACTGCAATTGTAAAGAAAATGGTCTCCAGTCAGAGCTAGGAGAAAATCTAACAGCGAAATTTAATAGATCGACAAAGCGACTACCAACTTCTGTAGTGTTCTTCCATTTTAAAATACCAATGGTGTCAGACGTAGTGTCATCGTCATAAGTTTCAAAGCCTGACACAGCCTCTATCGCACCCGTTATAGCCGCGGCGTGAATAACTTCGTATCCGTTATCAATGAAAAATTTCATCGATTGCTGGCGGCGAAGACCAACTCCAGGACTTTCTTCACGATCATCTTTCAAAGGTGTTATGATAACATTCTGGAGTCTTTCTTGATTATACTCAAACTTGTCTTCGAACGAAATGTTACGACCACTTTGAATAGCAGTAGGAAATTCGACTCTAGGCACAGATCCAAGAATCAACGGAATCTGAGATGAGATACCATCAAGAAAAACACCGAACACAAATGACCCAGATTGTAGTTGTGGAATACGACCGATGCCAGATGAACCACCTTCAGTTGTGGGCAGTAAGACTTGTGCCCATGGAAGATCACGCTCTGGTATTTCGTCTGTGACGGGATTGTGCACTCCGTAAATACGCACTTTCACACGCCCTTCAAGACCTGCTGGCGGATGAGCATTTACAACCGTACCAAAGAACCAACGATAGTCATCGCCGTAGTATTCTTTTTGTATGGGTCTTAGAATGTTCATAGTTTAAAGTTCCGAGGCAGATCACCCAACTTGGTGAGTCGCAATACTGACGTGTGTTTTTCACTTATCAACTTATGATTTATAGCCAATATCAAATAGTCTCCAGATTTTCTCTTATCGATCTGCTTCAATGCGTCTTTTTCATCTCCCTCAACGTTTGAGTTGAGAAATAACACTCGTATCTTCTTACCAACTGGCACAGCACCTTGAAAGAAAAGAGAGCCGTTCATTCCAATATCGATGATATTCTTTTTCAGAATCATTCGAATGATTTTGTTCTTGATCTTCAATCTTGATTCTATGATCGTATTGTTATCATCAAGGATCGACGTTTCGTCGTGGTAGCTCTTGAACTGATTGTATGTGCCACTTGAAAATATTTGATGAATGTGTACCGAGTTATATTCGTCCGCCAGCTTACCTCCAATCTCTAGCGAGGGATCAAAGATGCTCTGCACTGTATCGGGCGAAATGGTTTCTGACGAATAGAAATCGTCAACGATATCTCGGATCGTTACATGACTGCCGACTACGACTCCTGTACCAGCGTCGATGTTTGCATAGTATGATCCAATTGCACCATTTTCATACATCGCCTGTGCGTTCTCAGAATTTGCTTCACGGAATGACATGATTTCATAATAAGGTCGTAGATTATCATCCGTGTCTGGTGCTGAATTGATTGCGGCACTGTATCGCAAAGGCAGTTTGTCGTTAATTACATCCTCTTTTAGCAGACTGTCTAGATCAGACAGAATGAGACGATCAGCATACAAAGATGCGTACAGAAAGATCGGCGAGCCTGTGCGAGTCGTAGCACGGTCACGAATCCACTGAATTGCTTCTAATGGACTCATGTAAGGCACTAGTATTTTTCGAATGCCTTGTATTGATCCTTCAAAGAATTGTGCTACGACTTCCTTGCCCAACTCGTTCTCAGAAATCGTTCCAATAATGTTTTCTAGTGTATCTGTGTAGGAGCGACTGAACTGTTTAATTGAGTCAACATAAAGATGCTCTTCTACCAGATTGATCGAAAGCAATTCTGCTCTTTCGTTCATTTTTTTCGTATCGACAATCTGTGAGAAAAAGAAATACTTTACTATCATAGGCTCTTCTGGTTTTTCAGCATCGCCCAAAACCAGTTTAAGTCTTTCTGTGCCTTGAATAGATAGTGTGTCTTTCAAGCCAAAATCGTCGATAAGAACAATGTGTGCATCGACATAAGGCTTGTATAGATTTTCGTAAAAGTCTATTTCAATTATATTAGCGCGAACATCAACGACCTTGTCTTCGTCTTTAACAGACGAAAGAATGAGTGACGCTTCTAATAGACCAAACTGAGATTGATTTTGAGCCATTAAACCCTCTCAAGCAATCGCTTAAATTCGCCTACTACTTTCTCGATATATTCTTTTTTAATTACACGAATTTTTTTGGCTTCGTTATTTTGCTGAAGTAAATACTCAAGATTAGTAATCGGTATTTTTCCGCGACCACCTACAGCAGAATCAGTTTGATAGAAAAAATCAACCCAATTTTCTGAGTCATCTTCGTAGTGATGCGTTCCCTGATACTCATAGGTTATACCAGAAAGTGCATATAGATTGGTGCCATCGTCGTATGTAATAGCAGTTTTACCTGTGATATCACTGTCAGAAGAAATTGTGAATTCACCTATATCTACATTCTTTCTTATGATTACGCCACTAGATCCTTGGATCAGTACGTCTTGTCCTGCAGGATATTTTGTTGCAAACGTTCTTGCGTCAGCACTGTCTCTTTCTTGAAAACCAAGTTTGGCTGTGTAGTTTGGAAAAAGAGTATTCTGAGCATACTCATAAACTTGTTTTGTGCTTTTTGGCCAGCCCACTTCACGCAGTCTTTCATTCATTAAAAAGAATGTCCAATCATACTCACTCTTGCCATAAAGTCTATATGAAAGAGTGTCTGGTCTATCTCCGTCACGAATTTCATATTCAATGTATGCGCCGTTATCATCACGAATTGCATCGATGAGATCAACGTATTGTGTCAACTGCTGAAAGAGTACTGGCTCTTGTTCATTACCAAATAAGTAGAGAACCTTTGGAAAATTTTCAAAATAATTTGACATTAGTAACCGTCCCTAACTTTCGCTTTATCGAGTGCAACAATCTCCTGAAACGATAATGATATATCTACTTCGATAAACTGACCATCAGTGTGCATACCAGCCGCAGTAGCATTAAAAGAAGTCTGAATATCTCTCAAGTAACATCTCTGTATTTTAAATGCAGGATTCTCACCAAATCTGTTCTTGATATCGATCTCAAACATGTTGGGAAATTTAAAGCCGAGAGGCACACCAGATTCACCTAATGGAATCTTTTCAGGATATAGTTCTTGTCGAAAGAACTTTACGATGTTTTTAATTTCTCGGGCTTCCTGCTCGTTGTTCGCAATCATTTTGAAAGCAAAAGCAAAGTTTCGAATGTTGACTTGAGAAAACAGCGTTCTTTGGTTGACAGCAGTAGCAATACGTGTTGCACTTCGCACAGCAGGTGACATTCCATCGAACGTACCACCCGCAACAGACGTACCCACAATAGCACCCGCTGTACCTCGTCCAACTGCCGCACCGATTGCCGCACCTGTCGCTTCACCCACACCTTTCGCAATTGCTTGTGCCGCAATAGCAGATGATGTTCTAAGAAACTGCCCTTGCTGTGTCGCACCCGCAAATGGATTTTGTCCTTCTAGGGCACCTTCTAGAGAACCACCAATTGTACCAAGATTTGCAGTTTCATATTGTGCATTATCACTGAATCTTAAGTCTCGAGGCAAAGGAAGAGTCACTTGACCAACTGTTACACCAGGACCTTTATTCTCATATGACATCAAAGACTGCTCTACTTCTTTCTCTGATTTAGCAATGTCTTGTTTTGTTTCTGCATCAACTTCTTGGTCAGCCACTGAAGCGGTTGCGCTTTCGTTATTTTTTCCCTGTTCCACTGCATCTGCAATAGCACCAGTGACTGGCCCGTCCGCCGGAATTCCAGTGATCGCTCTACCAGTTGCCACAATCCCTTTGAGAAGCGAAGAGAAACCACTACCTATCTTATCGGCTAGATCAACACCCTCAACTTTTTTCGCTTTAAAAATGATACGTGCAGGATAACTGGCAGAAAGAGTCAGCGGATACTTGAATTTTCTATTTGCTTCTAGGGCTTCAACTGAGGGATCAGTTGCTTGTTCGTTTTCTGCATCGGGCAAACTTTCTTCTGCAAGAACATTTTCTTCGCCTGCTGTATTAGGCTCTGCAACGCCAGCCGCTTGACGTATTTGCTCAGGTGTTAGCTTGTCACCTACTTTAACGTTGTAAATATCATCTGCCATTTAAAACACTCTAAATAATGGGTGAGTTGTTGTTCATCTATTTATAGAGTTTTTATGGCATATAAAGGCAAGTATCGAGTTAAAAACCCCACAAAGTATCATGGCGATCACACGAACGTGGTGTACAGATCATTGTGGGAAAAACATGCGTTCAAGTGGTGTGACGATAACTCCGAAATTGTAAAGTGGTCTAGCGAAGAGACTGTCATACCATATCTATATGAAGTTGATAGAAAGATTCATAGATACTTTGTTGATCTAAAGATTGTTTACAAGTCAGGGCGAACGATTATTGTGGAGATAAAGCCCGAAAAAGAAACAAATCCACCTGTCGGCAATCGTCGAACCAAACGTTACATTACCGAAGGCTACACTTATATCAAGAACATGAATAAGTGGGAAGCGGCGAATGAATACGCCAAAGATCGAGGTTGGGAATTTCAAATTTGGACAGAAAAGACTCTTCAGGCAATGGGTATTATGCCCAAAGCATTGAAGCCGCTTAAACCCTATACGAGAACAAAAAATGTACGAAACAAAAAAAGTAGGTGACTGGACGCTTCTAGCAACTGAAGAGTCTAATTCGTTTTTAAATTATGCTGAACGTGCTGAGATGGGTACTCAGTATTATATGCATTATAATAAAAACATTTTTGATTTTATGATCTGTCCTACACTCAGAGAAACGCTTAGTGAGTGTAGAATAGCAGTAGACGTGGGAGCGTCATATGGCTTCATGACCGAAGGATTTTCAGAACTATTTCAGCACGTTCATGCTTTTGAATTAATCACGCCGATTAGAGATTGTTTACGTGAAAACATGAAGAATCGAAACAACGTAACAGTACACGATCACGGTCTAAGTGACGATATCGACATGAAGAGATCGTGGTTTTATCCTAGATACACCGGTCACTGCTCTTTAGAAGAACTTCCATTGGCTCAGAAAAAAGAAAAACTCGTGTCTACTGTAGTGCCTATGGACAGATTAGAACTTACCGATGTCGATTTTATAAAGATTGACGTAGAGGGTCATGAATTAAAAGTTCTTGAAGGTGCAAAGGAAACGTTATCAAAGCATAGTCCCTTAGTGATGGTCGAAATTTTGAAAGACGTACCGGGTGGATTAGTCAATGCAATCGAGATCGGTCAATTTATGTCGAAACTTGGTTACAAGTTAATGCTTCGTCACAACGAGGACTTTTTGTTCAGTAAAGGCGTATAAATAGACGCATGAGCAATTTATTTCAGACAGTAGAGCAAGAAGCGTTTCGTGCGGGCATTCAGCCACGTACCAGAGAGTCACGTGCGTGGTTTAGACGCAAAGTGCAGAACATGCGTAACATCAATCGACGTGAGTTGATGCGAGAAGATCCTATACAGTCAAAAGCAAAGTCTGTGTCGGGTTCGATGTACATGTTTTTCTATGACGCAAAGCACAGACAGACGCTTCCATATTGGGATTCGTTTCCTTTGATCATTGCAGTGGGTCCAGCAGAGAAAGGTTTTTATGGTATGAACCTTCACTATCTGCCGATCCCGCTTCGTGCTAAGTTTCTCGATGCTCTCATGGACATTACGAACAACAGTAAGTACGATGAAACGACCAAGTTCGAAGTGTCGTACGAATATTTGAATCGAGCCGCGAAGTTTAAATACTTCAAGCCATGTTTCAAGCATTACTTGACAACTCAAGTTGAAAGTAGATTAGCATACGTTCCACCACCTGAGTGGGAGATTGCTACATTCTTACCCGTTGCACAATGGAACAAGGGTACTGCTGGTCAAGTCTACAAAGATTCACGGAGAATAATGAATGCTTAAGTCAGGATCAGTTGAAGAACTAAAGGGTATTGCTACGGGTGGCAGAGGCTTTGCTCGTACGAATCTATATTATGTTTATCTACCAGCATTGACTGCAAGACAAAGCACTTATGAATTTGGTGTTCTGTGTAGCAGTGTCACACTGCCATCACGTCAGTTGTCAAGCATTGAGCGAGTGCTAGGTCCTACACAGCAATCAGTTGTTCACGGGTTTGTAAATCCCAATGTTACAATGTCATTTCGGGTATTGAACGATCAGAAAACACGAGACTACTTTGAAGGCTGGCAAGCCCTGGCTATGCAACAATATGATGATATTGAAGGACGCTTCGAAGTCAACTATCCAGATCGATACGCTAAAAAAGTTCAGATTCATCAGTTAGAGAAAGGCGTTAGCTATCCAATTCTCGACAGAAATATCGAACTTGGTCCAGTCAATCTTAGTTTTGATATTGATCTTGGAACACCTCTTGAAAAAACATACACGTGGACACTTGATCGTGCTTTTCCTGTAAGTGTCACATACGAAACATTATCGGATCAATCTCAGAATGAGATCAGCCAGATAAGTGTAGAATTTGCTTATCACTACTGGTACGGTGAGAGCAGAGATCCGAAGAATAAAATTCAGAAAGCAGTCACTGGAGTTTTAGGAACAATCGGCGCAAATATTTAATGGAGAATTAAATCATGGCATTACCCGTATTGAATGATACACCCAAGTATGAGTTAGAAATCCCTTCAACAGGTGATCGAGTTAAATTTAGACCGTATTTGGTAAAAGAAGAAAAAATCTTAATGCTGGCAGCTGAGTCACAAGACAGCAACCAGATGATGAACGCTATTTTAGATACGATTCAGGCTTGTGTACAATCGGACTTAAAGGTCCAATCGTTGACAACATTTGATCTAGAATACTTATTCATCAAGCTCCGTTCTAAATCTGTAGGCGAAAGAATTAATCTCAATCTAAAGTGTCAGTCATGCGAACACGAAAATGAATATGTAATGGACTTAGAGCAGGTAACATGTGGTCAAGTAAAGCCCAGAAGTAATATCATTGAACTTGATGATAAAATTTCTGTTGTTATGAGATATCCAAGTTATATTGATTTTCAAGATATTAAAGAAGAAGGCGAGATGGGTTTCAATATTCTTGCGAACAGTCTTGATGCAGTCATGACTGAAGATGAACGAATTGACATCGCAGACGAAACACCAGAATCTGTTCGACGTTTTCTTGAATCGATGACACGAGAACAGTTTGAAAAGATTACTAAGTTTCTTTTTGATATTCCTAAAGTCTCGTATGACTTAGATTTTGATTGTAACAAATGTGGTGAGCATACTCATCTTGAATTAAGAGGCATCCAAGATTTTTTTTAGTATGCCTCTCGCATGAAACTCTAGCTAATCATTATAAAACGAGTTTTTTGTTGATGAGGCATCATAAATACTCATTAACAGAATTAGAAACGATGATCCCATGGGAGCGTGAAGTACACCTTATTTTGCTCTTGGATGCGTTAGAAGAAGAAAAAAAATTAAGAGAGTCATATGGCCAGACTTGATGACATTGTAGAAGCGAATATGCTCAATGCAGAGTATCTGCAAGACATTAGCAATCTACAAAAAGAACAGTTCAGGACCGAAGTCGATACAAACAAGCGATTTCGTGACTTCTTTCGTGCGATGCAAGAGGCAGAGCAAAAGAGAAGAGCAGAAGCGGCTGAGAGAAGCCAAGAAGCACCGACTGGTGATTCACCCACACCACCTCCAGGTCCTAGTGGGAAAGGCGCAGAATCAAGTTTTGGTAGTTCATTCGGAAAATTAGCTGGAGCAGGAATCGGCGCAGGCGTTGGTATGACTGCACTTGGCTTTGGCATCGGCGGATTCTTTACTGGACTTGCCGCAGGTGACAAAGCACTTACATGGATGAACACCGATCTGAACAAACTAGTGAGTGTTATGACAACACTTACAGATGGTTTTGCTCAGATGAACACCGACGGCTTAGTCAAGCTTGGTGGTGTCATGGCCGCAGGTGGTGTCATGGGTACACTTCTTGGTCCTGGTAAATCAATGAAAGCGGGATTTGGAATGTTCGCTCTAGGTGCTGGCATCGGTGGATTCTTTGCTGGACTTGCGGCAGGTGATGCGGCCGCAAGTTATCTCTCAGCAGACGGTACGACACTGCGCAATATAATGGTCAATCTTGCTGAAGGTCTTGGTGCTTTTGCTGGTGCTGATTTAGCCGTTCTTGGTGGATTGCTTGCAACAGGCGGATTGCTGGGTGCAACTGGTATGGCAGGTCCAGCGGCTACTGGACTAGGGCTACTCGGTGTTGGCATTGGTGCATTCTTTGCTGGAGTTGCAGGTGTAACTGATCTTGCTGGAGCACTTGGTGCCGATGGATCAGGTCTCAGAGATATTATGGTTAATCTTGGAGCAGGCCTTGCGGCAATATCGTCAGATGAAATAAGCATGTCGAAGCTTCTTGCCTTTGGTCCTGCGGCGGTTTCTGTAGCGGCTGGACTAACGGCACTAACAGCGGGTGAACTGATCAGTGGTCTTGGTAACTTCGTTAGTTCTTTGTTTACTGACGAAAACACCCCTAGTGTATTTGAACGTATTGCAGGCGATCTTAAAGTTTTATCTGATATTGATGTTTCAAATCTAAAAGGATTCGATCAACTTGCT